GGATGAATCCCAAGTTGATGTGGGAAATAAATGCTGAATTGTTTATGGAGGATTAAAGGAGAAATAATGGAAGTAACTGTTGTATTATCAGACCCTAACCATGATGGTTTTACAATCATTCTAGTCAATGGTGAATTCATTGGTGCTTTGTTTGGCAAAGCTAAAGTGGAAATATATGAAGGTGATAGTAGGAGGCAACGATGGTTAGTTAGAGTAGAAGGTAATGCTATCATAGCAGACTACATTAAAAAGGAGTAGAAGGAGAATGAGGGCAATGACCACACAACAATTATTAGCATGGAACCCACCCTTTCAACCATACATTATCAGTGGAGGTATATTATTGCCTCAAACCAAGATGATTCTATTTGGTAAGTTTGAAACATGGAAATCAATGGTAGCCATACATACCGCATACTGCTTGGCAGAAGGTAAACCATGGTTTGGCTTCCAAACTAATAAAGCATCATCCTATACAGTTCAGTTAGAAATACCCAAACAAGAGCATAGGAAGAGAATAGCTAAGTATGTAAAAGGTAATAACATAGACCCAGCCAGTGATGGCATGGTTCACTTCCTAACTGAGACATACTACAAGTTGGACAAGCCATACTACCAAGCTGATTTGGAAAAAGAAGTTGCAGAAGCTAGACCAGCAGTTCTTATAGTTGACCCAATCTATGCTATCATGTCAGGCAGGTTAACTGATGAGTTTGATACCAGAAAGCTACTTGACAGGATGAACGCCATTATTGAAAAGTATAAGCTGGCGGTAATTATGATTCACCATGAGCGTAAAAGTCAGATAGTTGATGGTGAGGTATATCGCTCATCAGAGGATATATTTGGCACCAGTATATTCATTGACTGGTGTGATAGTGCTATCAGGACAACAAAGCTATCTGATTCCAAGATAGAATTATCCTTTGATAAGGTTCGTCATGCTGAGAAGCAATTAAGACCATAGTAGTGGACATTGCAAGGGAAGATTTAACTTTCAAGGAGGGATTGTGAAACAAAGAAAGATAAGGTTGTCCAAGAGGTTACCACCAATAGATTTAAAAACTCCAAGAGATTGTGAACCAGTATTAGGCAAGTGTGCTTATTGTGGGACATTGACTAGATGTAAGAGTTTTACCAAGAATGAGGTAAATACAGAATACCACAGATTATTCACATACTGCTATTTGGAACGAAGGTCAGAACAATTATTTATTTACTTGTGTGCTACTAATGAACCAGGAATTATAGCAAAATGTAAATAAATAATTCTAAGACTACCTACATCCATAATCTGGTACTATATTCTATTATATATTATATTAAGATATGTATTTACAATTAAATATATAGCTCAGATGTTCTGAACAAATGTTCTGATTGACAATAGCTTTGTGACTGTGCTATAATTAACTTGTGAATAAATTAAATTGGCATGTGGTATTATCAGTAACCAAAGAGGAAAAGGGTGCTATTAAATACATATGCTCAATTGAAGGTATAACACTAAAGGAATACCTAACCAAAATAATACTTTGCATGACTGGAGGTAATAATGAAATAGATTATGATATACCAATACCAGCCAAATCAAAGAAGGAAGTAATACTAATAAAAAAGGAGGATTAAATGTCAGAACAAGCACCAAGTTTCAGAGGATTAGAGGAAGGCTATCAAGCAATACCAGTCAAGCATTTCAAAGGTAAGCTGGAGAGCTTCAATACCGAAATGCGAACCAATGTTACTCCTGCCAAGGAATATGTGAACCTGTTGTTTACTGAACTAGACATCATAGAAACCTCAGAGCCATATAACTTCCCTATACTCCAACTCTCATTTCCTAGGAGTAAAAGGAAGACTAGCTATTGGGGAGTTCTAGGTGAATCTGGTCTTAAGCATCTGGGTGAGAATGAGGACTTCCCTAACTTACAAGGTAGATACCTAGAGCTTAAAGTTACTCCAGGTCACATGATGTGGGATGCCTCAAAGGGTGAAGAAACTGGTAGGGATTGTTGGGAGATACTCAGTGTATCTGGTGAAGCTGGAGCCAAGCCATCAGGAACTTCTCCATTGAACAGGGCATTGGAATTGCTTGATGGTAAAAGTGAAGCTGACTTCAACCAATCAGTATTCCAAGATGAGTTGGTCAAGTCTGGTGGCTTGATACCATCAATACTGGACAACACTGATACTGGCTTCCTTGCCACACTTATATCCACTGGCAGGGCTACTAAGGATGACAGTGGTATATTCCATGTAGTCAAGGAGTAATAATGGCACAAGAAAATAAACCAGATGAAGGTAAAATATCAGATGGAGTATGCCCATTCCTAGCGGTTGCTAAGTGTGTTTCATCTGGTGAATTAGACTTTGTAACCGAACATGGTGCAATGTGTCTGTTATCTAAATGTGCTTTATGGGACGGTATACGAGATATGTGTTCCATAAAAGCTATATCACATAGGTTAATGGACATAGCAGCTGGAGGTGAATAATGGCATCAACTCATAATGGTAAAACTATAGAATTAAGGAAGTTTTGTGTTGACCAAGCTGCAAACCTAGCCTTAAAAGCATTCCCAAATCCCACCATAACTGATGTTATCAACAACGCCAAAAAGTTGGAGGAGTATATAAATCCAGTAGAAGTGATAGAGTTAGGAGTAATTGATAAGCTAGCTGTCGAACCTGATGAACAGTCACCATAACCATAGTGTTAAAGAAAGTTGAGGAGTAACAATGCCATTAAGATGGTTTTTATGCCAGAAGTTTGAAGGTAAACCAATCCCACTTGAGGAGTGTTACAAGTGCCACCAATGTATGACTGAACCTACACTGAGAATAATATCTAATGACAGAGAGTGGACAGGTAATCCATCTACTACCCAATTACTAAATGGTACTATGATGGAGTTCCTAAAGATAACCAGGGAGTATGCTTCTGACCCACAAAGGAGAGCCTTTATGCTATCTGGCATAAAATACCATCTTGCATTGGAATCAATGGCAAAAGAAATGGGTTTACCAGCCGAGATTGCACTTGGTCCAGATGGACATGATATATTTGACTTGCTTGAACCATGCGATGGTGGCTGGTCTCTAACAGATAATAAAGATTGGGGAAGCTATAGAGTTGTTAGAGCATTAGGCATAACCAAAATTGGTAAAGGTAAGGATGCTACATTTATAACCAAGCCTGAGGAAGCTGATGTATTCAATGAAGAACTCCAGTTAAATAACTATAGGATTATGCTGGAGAAAAAAGGAATCACAATAGTCAACATGCAGCTACAGGTTAAAGTCAGGGATGGTGGATTGCAAGTAGCAGCTACTAGAGGTATTGATTTCAACATTAAATTGATACCAATAAGGAGATTGCCTGATGAGGATGTTCTAATGTATTTTAATGCTAAAAAACAAAAGCTACTCAATGCCTTAAAGGACTATGAGACTAATCCAAATTTCTTTCCAGAGATATGTAATGCAGTAGAATCATGGGAGAACAGAAGATGCCAAGGTCACTGTGATGTAGCAGAATTTTGTCCTAAAGGAATAGTAGAAAAAGGAGGTATGACATGACCACTAGACTAATACATAAGTTTCCTACAATGGAAACACTGTATTTTGAACCATGCCCTGAGATTCCAAAGAATGAACCTAATATAGCCATGTCTGGAAGAACAGTTAGGGAAGGACATTTTGAATATGGTTTCATAGTTGAAGGTGATTCAACTGACCATTTCCACTTTAGATGCCCTAACTGCAAAGATGCAGCAAGGGTTATTGGTATTGAGATAACAGAGTATAAGAATTACCCAGAGCTTTACTTTACCTTATATTGCAATAAATGCAAATTGCTTGGAAGGCGTAAAGTTTGGGTTGGTTGGACAGGAGAACAGAAGGTACAACATGAAGATATATGAGCTAAGGGAAAAGAAACCAAAGGAGAAATGTTCTGCTGACATAACTGATGTTGTAGTGGAATACAATGATACTCCAGATGATTATATACTTGTATACCTTAGCATAGGTTTCTGTGTAAAATTACTCCGTTCGGAATTATTGGGGGTGAATGAGGAAATGAACAAAAAATATCTTGTAGAGGAGGAAACATGATAGCAGGTATATGGGGTAATGATAAAACTGGTAAGACCAGTCTAGCCCTATCATTCCCTAAGCCAATGCATTATATGGAGTTTGACTTGGGTGGCTATGATAGAGCAAAACACAGGTTCAAAAAGGAAATTGAGGGAGGACTGATAACTCACAAAGCATACATTGTTCCATTCCAAGGAGATTTCAGTGAGGTAACCTTTAAGCCAAGTAAGATAATTACTGGTATGAAGGAGTTTTGGTATTCATTCCTACAAGACTATATTGGGTTTCTCAATGCTAATAATGGTATTGCTACTGGTGTGTTGGATACTGGAACTTTACTTTGGGAAAGCATCTGCACAGCATTCCTACAAGAGAAACAAGAACTACAAATTGATAAAAATGGAAATGTTATAGGTGGTAGAGAGCTAAGAACTAGCTTGTTACCTATTGAGTATAGAGAACCTAACATTAGAATGAGAGGATTGATATACCAAGCCAGAGTCCATGGAAAGAATCTTATTCTAACACACCATTCAAGGGATGTATATGCAACAAGACCTAATCCTAAAACTGGAGCATATGAGGAAGTTAGAACAGACCAGAAGGAAAGAGCTGGATTCAACTCATTAGGGGATAGCACAGACTTGATGCTTCATACCTATCTGGAAGGTGGAGTATTTAAGTGTAGGGTTTGTGATGAATCTACACCACCTTCATTGATTGGAACTATTATTGATAATCCTACCTATGATATGATACAGCTAATGATTACCAAGCTTAATGGGGGTTAGTATGGGTAAACATATGAATCTACAAGCCTTCAGAAGGTTCTGTCCTCGTTGTAGTAAATTGATATGCAACGACCACAGGTATTGTGGTAGTAGAGCCAAAAGACCATGTGTTGTTCATACTACTGAACTAAGAAAACCAGAGGAGGTGTAATGAAAGAAACACAATACCCAATTATATTTGATAAGTGTCCAACATGTGGTTCAACAGAGTGCGTGGTAGAAACTGAGGTTGCTGATGAAATAGAAAGAGGTAACCTGCCATCTGATATGAAAATTCCTGCACTGATAACAGAGAGTCACCTGATTGACACCAGGGTTCCTCTAAAGGAAACCAAGAAATTCAATGCATTGGTCAGTTACTACGATATATGTGCCAACTGTGGGAATCTATACTGTAAGCAGATAAGAAGGGTAACTGGCACAGCAACACCTAGACCTAAGCCTGGACCTCAGATACTTAGACCACCTGACACTTTTATGGGTGGTTCACCATTCATTGGTAGAGGATAATTAGTGAACCTTTACAACCAAATATAGTATCTAATCTTGCTGGTGGCTGCATTGAAACTTGGAGTAGCCTTAATAGGGATGGGTGCCAGTAAGTTAGAGAATCCCAGCCACCGATGCTGGATAGCAAGCTCATCTTATGGGTCTAGATTCCCATAGGGTTAGCCCAGCTAGGATGCAAATACTGCAATGCCCGAACGGTAAGGGTGCAGTAATGAATGTAGTTAGGCAACCGTGAAATGGCTACTGGCTGGGATACCCTGCGAGGCTTGGTGAAAAGGATGTCGTGCCTGAGTAACCCGCAAGAAAACAAGGTGGTCTGTAGCCAAGCCAGCAGGGTGAAGCCTGAGTCTGAAAGAGGCTTGTCCGAGGCGTTGCATAGGATGAAGGAAACGGGTGCGAACTGGAATGGGTATAACCAGACGAAAGTCATTACACCGTCCAGACTAGAAACCAAAAGATATGCAGTAGGACTCAGGACGGGCTTGCCAGTGACTTATGCGTTAAAGGAGTCCATGTCAGGGTGAAAACGTCCCTGAGCTGGCAAGCCTTCTGGAAAGGAATGGGGGATAAAGGAGGAGATATGACACCAACAGAAGAACAGATTAAGAGATTTTGGGAGTGGTGTGGGTTTAAGTTCTTTAGACCCTACGAAGGTGGAGCTATTGATGTTATACCCCCCGAAGGGAGTATGTATTTATCTCCCAGCAAGATGGCAATACCCGAACCAGACCTCAACACCCTCTTTAAGTGGGCTGTGCCGAGGCTATTGCCTATGCTTGAGAACCGATTTAGTCCTGTGACGAACAAACAAAGAGCCTTACAGTTATTATTCGATAGATGGCTAAATGAGATTCACGAAGGCATAGAACTAGAAGATGCCCTCTTCTGGGCAATCTATAAAGCAGCAGGATTGGAGGAGAAAATGAAAGACTGGAAAGCTGAAAATCCATATAACCCAACTGATTTGGATTATGGGTTGAGTGTTGCCCCTCTGTCACCCAGAGAGATGGAAGACTTATGTAGACAGATTTTTGATGATGGATGCCAAGCCCAGGCAAAGAAGCTGGTGGAGTGGGAAGACGAACTATGTAAGGAGCATAACAAAGTACCTAATTTACCTGCAATGCCCAGGCGGTGTTGTGAACATTGCTGGCAATCCCTGAAGGAGGAGTTGGGATTATAGCATGACTGAATCAGGGCGAAAGAGGGATAGCGTCACAGATGGCGAGGTGAGCCAGTCTGTAAAACTGGCGTCGAAAGGCTTAGTAGGTTCGAATCCTACCTATCCCACCATTCATTGTCGAAATTGTCACTACGAGCCTAAGAATAGAGGGGTATCAAATAGTATAGCAGCAATAGTGCAGTGCTATCACCCACTTGCTCTGTCCGACCCTGGGAATAAAAATCCCTGTAGATATTTTGTTCCCAAAGAAGGAATCGAGTTGGAATGGTATATCAAGGGCTGGGATGATTTAGTTCGTATTATAGAAGGCAGATATTACATAAAAGACAAGGGGATAATCTTTAATCCCGAGGAGTGGGAGGCATTTAAGAGTAGATACGTAGCTAAGGGTTGCACTACAAACTTAGGAATCATTGGTGCTACCTGTAACTGTGGTGCAGAATATCAAGCCGAACAGACTGCAAAGATGCTAGGAGAGCAGTTGAGACAGGAAGGCAGACAGGAAGTGGTGGATTGGATAGAATCTAATTTAAAGCAGTTTCAGGGATACCAATATCTTGATGAAGTAAAGTGACAAGCCCAACTCAAGAAATGGAGAAAGGAGGACTAAATGTATAGTAGCTGTAATGGTTGTGTATTCTTCTACGAAGAACGGGATGTGAACTACAGGACTTGCAAGCATCCTGACTATGATGAGGAGGAAGATGTTTGCCCTGGTAGATATGATATAGAGGATGCCAAAGCTGATGCAAAAGAAAGACAGAAGCATTTTGCCGAATTGGAGGACTGATGACTAAACAGGAAGAGATTAGAGGGACAATACAAAGGGAACTTGTCAATGTTGGAGGCATGGATAAGGCTGGAGCTTATACATTTACAGACCAAATCCTCACCTATCTCCACTCTCAGGGTGTAGTGATTAAGGTGGATTTAGAACACACGGAACTTGAGTCTTGTGAAGTGGAGATGTTTGGAACGAGGTTTAATGTAATTTCTGCTAAGAATCTCACCGCAACCGAACCACTAATATGAAAGGAGAATAAGATGACTGTAAGCTCACCAATATTCATTGATGTGTTTGAACCAACCAACATTGAAGCCCTTATACACCAATCTGTTCCTACTATCAAGGACTCATTTAATAACAAAGGGTTTCCAGACTATACATGGATAGATGTATTTAATAGGAGGATAGGTGTATCCAGGAAAAAGATTGGTGAATTGCTTGGTGATATATCAGGTGCTGAGGAACAGCTAGGCAGAGATATTGAAGGTGTGGATGAATTATGGTTACTGATTGAAGATGCTATCTATAGTCCAACTCTGTATAGTAGAAAGAATTCACCACCTAAACCTGGTATACAGATATGGACTCCAACCAAAGATGGCAAGTTGTTACACCCTTACCACAAGTATGGTATAAGCATAGCACAATTCAATGCTTGGTTATATCAACTGGATAAGTGTGGCATAAGTCATATTGAAACATTCGACTACGAACACACAGCGAGCAGCCTCATTGCCATGTATCAAAGCTCTCAGAAGGCAGAACACACCACGCTCAAGCGATATATCAGAACAAAGGCATTGCACAGAGATTGGAATCCGCATGTCCTATCATTGATGGGTATTCATAGTCTTAGTGCTGATGGTAAAAGATGTAAAACATTCCTTGGAGAAAAGAAAGCTAAATCACTGATTGATAGATATGGAACTATGTGGGAAGTATTATGCCAGGATGCTGGTGAGTTAGCACAGACTGAGAGCATTGGAATTGTTGATGCAACCAAAATACTGAAGGCAATAGGTAAGATAAGGAGGTAGAATGGTATGAAGAATATAACATTCAAGGTACTATTTAAGAAGTATGGTATGGTACTAGAATTTAACAATCCTTCAATGGATACTGAATATGATACACTATCATTTGATTTGACAACCAACACCACAAGGAGATATAGCCATTTTGATGGTATGAGCTATATACCTGATGGTGAGTTTGAGATAATAGGAGTAACAATTACAGAATAAGGAGGTAACAGTGGATATACCAAACAACATACTGGATAATATTAAAAGAGAATATAGGTTTATCACAGAACAGTATCCAACAATAAAGTCTAGCTATGAAGGATTAGCTTTAGTAGAGCAAGGATTTGAGCAATTAAAAACCAGTGTATTTAAACATACTAACCAAGAGTTTGTTAGTGTAGTCCGTCTAAAAGATTTTGACTACCTCACAATAGGTTCAGAAGCATTATGGCTTGCTACAGTAGCTACAAGGTTTATTGCCGATATTTGCCCACAATGGAAATAAAAGGAGGTAAAATAGATGGAAGAAAAAGAGCCTACAATGAGACCTGCACTTGACACACTAATAGGATGTAGTAAAAAACCACCAAATGAAATACAGCTAACATTCAAACTGGTATCAACTCTCCAAGCCATGCAAAATGTTATGAATAGTAAATGGATTGGAGTGGTATTATATTGTGTATATTGCAAAGAGCCACTTAACTATACCTATAACAATGGCAAAGTTTTATTTCAATGTCCTAAGTGCAAAGTTAGGTGGGTAAAAAATTCTACATGGGAAGGAGACTCTAAAGATGGAGCAAGTAAACTCAAAGGTATTTGCACTAGGATATCCAAGGAATGATGATGGCTGGATAGAATTCCCTGCTGATACTACTGACAGGAAAAACCTATTCTTCCCAGAAGAAGTCATGCGTCATCCAGCCAAGATGAATTTTCATCTACAGCAATCCATTATAGAGTATGTAGCTAATGATGGGGATATCCTATTGGATATATTTGGTGGCACTGGAACATTGATGATTGCAGCATTGCAGGGTTGTAGAGTGGTGTTAATAGATATTGAAGATGGATATAACAGACTGTTAGGGGAAGCTAAAGAGGAATTAGAAAGACAAGTCCCAGGTGCTGGTAGTCTGGTTACTATTATCAAAGGTGATTGTAGGTTAGTATTACCATTCCCATGTAACCATATTATCACATCACCACCATATGCTGGTGCTATGGACATTCGTAGGGTAAGAGAAACTAAGGAAGATGCACCCGATGATTTCTTTGCTGAACAGGATAAAGATATGCTGGAGTATAGTAAGTCTCCACAAAATATAAGTAAGTTAAATACCTTTATCTACAACATGGAGATGGAAAAGATATACCGTAAATGCTACCAAAGCCTTCCACCTGGTGGAACATTGACTGTGATTATTAAGGATAGAATAGAAGGTGGTGAACGAGTGTATCTTGGTAAGTGGGTTCACAAAGTATGCCTAGCTGCTGGATTCAAAGAGGATACATGGGCTAAGTGGAGAACACTAGGACATGCATTTACTAAGATAGCTAGAAGCCAAGGTAAGCTGGTAGTTGATGATGAGGATATACTTATATTTAGGAAATGATAATGGAAGATGAATTCAAACTATACAGGGAATTCCTTAATCACTTACATGGATTATTGCTAAAAGTAATTAAGTCTGGTAAGTGTGAAGGTAAACAAATTAAATGGAGAAGGAGAAGATAATGAGACAAGGTTGGGATGACTATTTCTTTGATATGGCAAAGCTAATATCCACAAGGAGCACATGTTTACGGAGACAATATGGTTGTGTGTTAGTTAAAAACAAACATGTGATTAGCTCTGGATTCAATGGTGCACCTAGAAATCACCCACATTGTAATGTTCTTGGTTGTGCTAGAGAAGGGATGAAATCTGGAACAAGACCAGAATTATGCAGAGCTGCCCATGCGGAACAAAACGCAGTAGCTAATGCTGCTAGGTTTGGTATATCTACTGATGGTTCTGAGTTGTATATCTATCCTGAAGATATGCCCTGTCCTCTATGTGCTAAAATACTAATAAATGCTGGTGTATCTGATATACATTATAAGAATACGAACTACCCAGGATGGGAATTAAGCAAGTCATTATTCCTACATAGTGGAGTAAGTTTATGGAGTCACAATGAATCTAGCACATGACCCTGAACTTAACTTTTACTACTATGGTGAAGAACCACCACATCCTGGTATGTTTAGGAAGTATCTAACAGACCCTAAGCTAGTAGCTGTAGATGTTGAAACCATATCACTGAAGGAAAGAATAGCTATTGGGGTTGGTGTAGCTGTTAGTCCAACTATGGCTTTCTACTTTACATTATTTCCATCACCATCATCAGTTACTCCATGGCATTTACTGAAAGACCCAAGTGTTACCAAGCTATTTCACAATGCTCCATTTGACTTGCTATGTCTTAGGGAGTATGAGATATCCAATGAGAATTCTATTGATACTAATATACTTGGTAACCTGTTGAATATCAGACCTACTAGACTAATTGATTTATCTTCCCATGTGTATATGAAGTATGGGATATGGTATGAAGTTGAGCCAGCAAAAGACTTTTTGGAAAAACATAATGCTAAGGTAATGCTGGATGCACCACAGGAAGCTGTAGCAGTTAAATGCTGTCAGGATGCAATGGCTACCTTTGGAGTATATAACTTCCTACTGCCTGATACTGATGAGGAATACTTCAACACGGAAAATCAGCTAATCCCTATATTAGTAGATATGTCATGTAAAGGGATTCCAATAGACCAAGAAGCCAGAGCAGAGTTTGAAATAAAACTAGCAGCAGAGGTTGATTACTATTCCAGTCTAACTAGGGAGGAAGGATTTAGTATCAGTTCACCACAGCAAGTTGGTTACATGTTAGCAAAACGTGGTGCTTATAATGTATTCAAAAGGATTCCATTCACTAGAGGTGGCAAAACTGGTAAAAAACAATTAAGGACTGATGAAGAAATCTTGAATAAAATGGATGACCCATTAGCTGCTATGATTCTAGCTTATAGGAATAAAGCCAAACTACTTAGTACCTACATAAGACCATGGGCTAATGAGGACAGGGCATATACTAGGTTTCACCTAGATGCTGTCACTGGTAGGATTAGCTCTACTGATAGGAATATGCAAAACATACCTAAGGGTAGTGCTAGAGAGATATTCGTTCCTGAGAATGGATGCTTTACTGATGTGGACTTTAGTCAAATAGAGTTAAGGGTATTAGCTAATGTCTCTGGTGATATTGAAATGCAATATATCTTTGATACTGATGGAGATATACACCAAGAAACAGCAGACTTTCTTGGTATACCTAGGAGAATATCCAAGAATGTAAACTTTGCTATGATATATGGTGCTACTGATAATACCATAGCTGAAACAGCACACATTAGGGATATCAATAAAGCTAGGGAACTAAAGCAAATGTGGTTTGACAAATGGCGAGGTGCTGGTGACTGGATCCAAACACAACAAGAGGAAGCATTGAGACATCCATATATAAAGACCATGTTTGGCAGGGAGATTAGATTGCCTACTGAGGAAGAAGAAAGTATAGATAGGATAATGAGGAAGGCTATCAACTATCCTATTCAAGGTAGTGCTGCTGAGATAATGAAGAGAGCATTGATTAGGTGTAAGCATTTACCAATGTGTTTGCAGGTACATGATGAAATACTATTTGATGGGAAGGTTGAGTTACCTCAACTAAATGATATAGCCGAGTTGGATACACCTGTAGAAATTAAATATCTACAGAGGTGGGAGTAACAACAAAACTTCTACAGTTAAGCAGGTTGTCTCTGGCTAACTATACTATACTCATCACGGTATTGAGTCTTGTCCTTTAGTATTGACCAAAACTCATTCCTTCGCTCAATGGCTTCCTTCAGGTATCTCTCAGATATAGACTGTTGTTGGATAGTCACATTCACATAGGTTTCTGCTGCATGTCTCAGTAATTCCTCAGTAGCTAACCTAGCCTGAGCTTCGGCAATGTATCCATTAGTTGAACCTATACAAGCACCAGCTTCCTGTATGTAGCTGTTTATTAATCCTAATCGGATGTTTGCCTCATTAAGATACCTATCAACTATACCTAGTCTACCACTACCTTCATCCATATAAGCTCTTGCCTGGTTTACACGCTCCTGAGCCAGCTTTATATGCCCATCAACAGTAATCAACCTACCAGTAGCTTCTTGAGAGAACTGTGCTGCGGAAGCTAGATAGGTCTCAGCCTCAGCTAACTTGGTAGTCCTTACACTCTCGGATAGTCTAGATATAGCTACCTCAGTCTGTGCATAAAGGTTGTATAGTTCAGCTACTCTATCACCAACATTAACCGAATTGATATAATCATCACCAGAGGTAAGGTAGCCAGCAGCAAGAGTTCTATATGTTCCTTCATCTGTCCATATAGCTGCTATCTCACCTAGTGCAGTAGCCATTGAAGCTATTTGGGTAGCCACAGAATCTAAAGCTGTGTTGGCATCATCCAATAATGTGGATACATCCTCCAAATCTTCATCAGTGCCACTACCAGCTTGTTCAATCTCAGTCGCTACCTTATCCAGTGCATCATTGGCATCAATTATATATGCAGCCGCATTGGTAATAGCGGTTCCAATAGCTGTAGCTTCACTGGTTATCTTACCCAATGCTGTATCAACCTTGCCAATATAGGTGGTAACTTTGTCCAATGCTGTCTCGGTTTCTGTAACTGCTATACTGCCAAGATTTGAGGATGCAGCATCAGCAGCAGTTAAGGCATCATGCAATTCCTTGATACCTCTATTCATAAGAGCATAAGCAGAAGCACCTTTGAGAACCACCTCATCAAGGATTCTTGGGAAGCTGCCATCAGTAGAAGCTGCTGGAGCTGTGCATTCACCTTGATAGTAAACCAGCAAATGCTTACCCTCAGACAAGGTAGTATAGTTACCTTCCTCAGCATAGAGATTAAGATGTAATATGGTTCCCCATGTAGAGAATGGTATAAACTTCATTGGAGTCTCTCCAATAGGATACTCTACTTTAAGGATTCTTATGAGGTCACCAATACTACTGATGTCCAGTGTTTGTTTGTCTATGGTATAGCTAATCACATAGCCTGTAGATATAGCCATACTACCACCATCAATAGTGGTTATCTTACCAGACCTATAATCCATGGTATAGTCAGTATCCCTGGTATAGGTAGTGGTACCATCAACATTGGTAACTTTCTCAGAACCATAGTCAATGGGTTTGTTAGCCAAAGCTGTATAAGTCCCATGAGCACCAGCACTTGTCCAAGATTCATCATCCACATCAAGAGTGATGGTAAACTCATAGGTCTTATCATCTGGGAAGAATCGGCTAACATCAGCTACAGCTTCGGTAACTGCTCTGGTTAGCTCATCACTATCCCAAGATGCATCGGATAATTCTATCTTTAGAGCAGCTATCATTTCGGTTAATGTCATGGTACCTCCACAAACTTATCTAGTGCAGCTAGAATCCATGGTTCAATCTCAAGAGGTCTATCCATGTTGTGATGGCATTTATCACAGGTGGCACTGATTGTTTCTGGAAGCTTAACCTTATCAGAAGCAATGTTTACCTCAATCTTAAGTAGTTCACTCCACTCATCCATGAATTTCTTGTATTCAGGGTTTAGTGTACCATCTTCCAGATACTCTACTACTTCTCTACCACGACCTTTATCGGACTCAACTCCATAGGTATCAATTAAGCCACGCCTAACCACATCCATATCCTTCAAAGCCTCATTAAACATCCTGCTTAGTTTAGCTGCCTGTGAGCTTACCTTTACAGGTAGCCTACACTTGAGTAGTTCCTGCATGGCACTCTTACCTTCAAAGACATCCTTATTGGTGACTTTCATGTTCCTCCTTTAATCTTCATAACCAGCTAGAACAAATACCGTTGACCCTACCTTACACCTTAAACCATAGACACATGATTTACCGCTGGTTACATCACCAGATTCAATCATATTAGCTACCGTATCTGCGTTTAGTAAGAACGCAGCAGCACTTTGACCTTCAGCTAGGATAATAGCACTGTCAGATTGGACTGTATTATGCTGCCTTAACCTCATAAAAGCATTTCTACCTGACGGTGCGTGAGGTGAATTATAGCCTATATCCAAAGCACAGAAGTTAGCTACATCATCACCAAAGTCCTCAAAATACATAGAGATACCAAAGAAGTTCTCTATGTTTTTATCAGCTACAGTTCCAGTGTATATGGTTAATGGCATCCAATCAACTATGTCATCACTAATGTCCATATCAATAGCAATAGCATTTAGCTGTGCAGTACCAGACTGTGCCCCTGTGCAAGAGTAGTTAATGTATAAGGCACGGTTCATACCTCCAGAGATAGTCATTTCATCGGTCACATCTATCTCCACAGCATTATCAGCAGTTGAACCTGTCAGTGTGCTGGTAATGGATATTATGGTAGAAGCTGCACCAGCAAAGGTTACCTTACTATCACCAACATTGAAGTCCACATACTCACTGGTTGAGCCAAGGAATATCTTTAGGTCAATGTCTGTGGTGCCATTACCTATATTGATAGCACCAGTATCATCTGTGGCTGGAACTAGCAAAAACAATGAGCCAGTGTAGTTAATAACTATATCAGCACCATCACCAAAGATTAGCTGGTCGTTATCACCAAGTTTTAGGTCTACATCCTCAAGTATAAGAGCATCATCACCAAGGTCAAAAACAGCATATTTACTTGCTGCACTACCAAACCACTTAAAGTCCATAGACTTGTTGGTTCCATCACCTATGATAATAGCTCCTGTGTCATCGGTCTTGGGCATGAAGTAGAAGTTAGAACCGTCCCAATAGAGTAGTAAGTCCAAGCCAGTACCGAATGTCACATAGAAGTCATCTGAGAATATCAGAGATTCCTCTGATACATCCAACTTCATGTAAACACTGGCTGTATCGGTATACCATGTGCAGTCCTGCCCTGTACCATCTACACCATAGGTTCTAGCATCAGTTTTAGATATGTCATCATCATCCACAGTCTCCAACTTTAGGTTCATTTTGGTAGAAGTAATAGTATCTCCAGTAGCTACTGCTGTTCCTGTTCCCATTTATTTTACCTCCTTTTATGCATATACCACATTGCCATAGCCACCAGTACCATCATATTTACCAGTAGCCACTGTTACTCGGCAATAGGTTATTTCTCCATAGCAAGCTGTGCCATATATCCCACACTCTCCACCATAGACACATAGCCCATACTTGCTGTTACCCCATATTACTGGAACAAATACAACTCTACCCTGCTCATTTATAGCAGCTTGGAAAGTAGAGCCATCCCCACTATAATAGCCAATTGGTAGTGTGCTTAACTCCCTGCGTAAGCTTTCACCTAACATCTGCCATGTAATTGAATTTGGTGGTATATGTAACCGCCTACGCTCAAGGTCAAGATATTGTGTATCTCGCCATGAAGATATTTCTTTTGGTAATCCAGTCTTTTCTTTACCCATTAAAATACACCTGTGCAAGTAGGACTATCTCTTGCTATTATCTTCCATTTACCACCTGCACATACAGCAAGATTACTACCTGGTCCATTACAGTTATCATTCACACATGCTTTTGAACCTGGTGCAAACCAATGTCCTAACAATGCACAATGGTTTTTATCAGGCTGTGGTTCAACTGGTTCAATATCTGTCTTGGTTCTAGGTTGTCTTATTACATCTGGAATTTCAAACTCAGCAGTTAATTCTCCAAGGTTTATTTCTAATTGATATAAACCTGGTGACCAACGATGGACTAGGCTAGTAACTCTAACCCTAGAATCTGTAGGATATACAACATCATCCGTTGGTAGTGTTGTGCATACCTCATCACCATATACCCAATCTTCCAATGGTATATTAGGAGTTGCACATAGCTCTGAACCGTAAGTCCAATCAGTCATTATGCTGCCTTTGCCTTGTGACATAGATTTTGACCAGGAGTTAATCCAGTAATTTCTTTCTCAAATGTTCCCAAGCCAAAGCTGCCTTCCTCATACCACTCATTGTCAAGGGCACCTGAGGTTTCTCCATAATCAAAACCACGCTTTGTAGCTTCACCTTGAGTTATTTCACCTTGGAGAGTTGCTGTTGTAGTTGTTATGCTAGTAGCAGCATGGGTCTCCACAAGCAAGGTTTCTGATGAAGTATATGTTACGATTAGCTGTGGTGTATAATCAATAGGTGCTGCTCTAAGAAATATATAACCAGTTGCAGTTGTTGGATTATTATTAACATCTTCAGCTAATCTTCCACAAATTCTTGTTATGGCACCAGCACCTTTATTTATCCTTGCCAGTCCAGCAGCATTTAATGCTATGTCAAGGTATTGCTGACCTGGTAATGAGGTTGCAAAAGCTATCTGACCCATACTTATATTGTAGTTCGCTTTGTTAAAATCCCCGTATACTATAGGGTTATGTGGACAAGAACCTCCACCGTCTTGTAGAATTATTGTGACTGAATCACCAAAGTCATTCCTAATTACTCCATTAAGGCTATTATCACCAATATAAAGATGTAAGACAGCATAGCTTATATTAGCATCAGATGGTATAGAGGATGTATCAAATACACAAAATGCTCTATGCAACCAGTAGGTATCATCGGTATTATCTTGTATCTCACACCTAAATGATAACTCACGGGATACACCTAAACTTGCACCCCAAGTGTTTGCCCATGTACCTTTGGATGGTCTCTGAGTTTCATAATCTACCGCATCAAAGGTTGTTGACATTAGTCCTCCCTTGAATCATATATATTTACCCTATCATATAACTCCACTCTGCAATCATGCGGGATGGTTAGTTTGCCACTTAACTTTTCAAAGATTAGTCTAGTCATAATAGCAGAAGCACGGTTATCGGCATCTGTTTGGGTGCTTATATCCTCAGCTATATGGTGGCGTGTAACCTCTTTATAGAGACCAATTGATTCCTCATCCCTAGACTCTGCCATGATGACATCCCAATCATCAGGGTCTCCACTGGCATTACCATAAACTACTATATGATTTGGAATAACAACCTTGTTTACTTCACGATACTCATAGAAGTAGTGAGTAGAATCACTATGGTAATGTTCATCAACATCATCTGAGGACTGTGGGAATCTAACTTCCATCTTCATATCTGCTTTTGGTCTCAAGAAGCTTTTGGTCATAGCTATCAACCTATAGACTACATCAGCAGGGTTCTCAAATGGAGATTCATTAATCCAAATCTTAGGACAGAAGTCATCTATAATACCATCACTCTGGTCACCTATGGCTAGTAAGGTAATGTCACCAACAGCCAATATAGCTTCTATGGTATCAAAAATAGTGTATTCCTCCTCATACTGACCATTATAGTAAGGAGGCTCACCTTTAGTGATTAGGTCTATCTCCTGTAGGCTTGCCCACATACCTTCACAATGTAGCATGGTATACAATGTCCCTTCTTTACTAACTAATTGTTGGTCCTTAACCCACAACCTTGGTGTTTCTGAATAGTCCTTACCTGAACTGGTATAACACCCATAACCTATTTGGAGCCATGCACCTCTGACATCTGCTATATCCCTCTCATTATTATAAAGGAATATATTAGCCCATTCATTATATGGTTCTTCCACATGCTCAAGTTGCACTAACCGTTTGGAATAGTCATAAGTATCACCATTCTTTAGTGTAAGGTATATCCTAATATATGGTGTTACTGATGCAGCCCTCTGAGCAGATTCTAAAGTGGAGCTTATTGACCTCATTTCCATTCCATACCAGGCTGTGTTAATGCTGAGGTAGGTCTACCAGTAGCTTTCTCAGCCATGCGGTAAACCATAGCAATACATTGGTCTTGTTCTTTTCCTTCATTAACACATTGGGATATGCTAGCACTAATAGCCTGTTTTATTTGGTCTGGTGAACTTTGTGGTGATAAACTTTCTATTGGTAATGGCATAGTATCCTCCTTATGGTGCCTCATAGCCAGTTAATATACCAGCTGTGAAGGTCAGTGTATGTCCATCAATAACTCTTGTACCAGTAAGACCATCTGGTATTGGGTGGTGTGCTGTAGCTTTTGCAGCATGAGCAGCAATAGCAGCTTCAATGCTGGTTGGGAAAGCTGGTGCATCCTCACTAGCCACTAATTCCCAACTACCATCTATATGCTCATACCATTCCCTGCCACCATCTGGTAATATCTTTAGCCAGGTAATTTTACCTGCTGCATCTGGTGCAACTTCGGAAACAAAGATTCCATCATTTCCCATATCATTACTCCTTAGCAACCTTTAACATAGAAAACCCTATCAGCAGCCTGGTCAGCTGCTACATGAACTCTAAGGTGCTGTGCTGCTCCTACATGGAATGTGATATAGAAATCACCAGCACTAGAGGAAGTGCCATGGATAAAATGCCCTGTAGCATCTTTATCAAATGCCTGGACTTGTTTAGGAACAGTATCTAGTTCACCATCCCTCTGGATGTATAGTGATACTACACCACTAGAATCCAATGCTGGAACATAGACAAGAATATCACCGAACTCCCTACCTAAGTCTACCAGCCCTGAAAAGCGGTCAACATCATCACCTGTAAATTCACTAGCTCGGTCAATGTCTATAGTAGCTGTTTTCCATTCACCTGCTTTTGAGTGTGTTAACATAATCAACTCCTTATGGTTTTAAGGGGGAGACTAAGCTCCCCCCTATAACCTAGTTACTTCTTTGGCTTCTTAGGTTCCTTGGGCTTCTCTTTGGATTTCTCCTCAACAATGCCTAGCCTAACTCCTATCTCATTAGCCATGCATTTACTCCAAGGTTAGCCAAACCATAGCATCACCATAGCCACTTACGGTCATCTGGGTCAAGTAGCCTACGGTGTGGGTAGCATCAGCAGCCTTCAAAGCAATGGTGCCATCTGAATGCATCTGAGCCATACGCTCATTGGCACTGTCACCGAAGTAAGCGGTAGGTGTTACCCAAGCACGACCACGCCGCTGAATCCAGCCATAGTATGCACTGGTCATAACACTACACAACACAAGACCTACAGCCGAGGTATAGGCAGCACCACTACCAGCAGAGCTTGGCTGCAATAGGTTACTGTAGATGGATGGGTATGCTGTCACACCAGTAGAGTTGACTACCAAAGCTGTCTTGAGACCATTAGGGTCATCAAGGTAGATGGTAACATCATCAACACTGGAAGCAACTTCATTCCCTGCAATCCTATAGGCACAGATATGACCAGATGGGAATACCACCAACTGACCATCTTCATAGGCGTTTTCTACCCTATCCGTGGTATCATTCAAGACAAGGGTAGTAGACCCCACAGCATAGTCAGAGGTAGCATCAAGGGAACCCTCATAGCCATTAGTTGCAGCAGAACCAGGAACTAAGTTCCCATTACATACAAAACGACCTTGAGGGCAGGTGGTATTAGTCTCACCGAATTTGCCATAGCGGAATACCCGACCATCAGCAAACTCTAGCTTGGTGCCTAGCGGATACTTCTGCACGGAGTCCTGGGTATAGACATCTGGGATTTCATAGTTCACCAGACCTTCTATAACTCTGCGAGGAAGCCATATGGAAGCTCCATCTTCCAGGGTAACTGGACCTTTAGTTAAAACAAACTGCACGCTCATTCCATACCTCCTTAGTAAGTCACCGCAAGGTCTTGGACATCAAAGATGCGACCCAAGCACAGTTTACTTCCCAGCAATGGAGCGGTGTAGGTTACCAACCTGAGACCCTTTGCATCATAATCTTCCAGTTTGTCAAAGAGTTCAACCTTATAGAGATTTTGCCCCATTTCAGGGTCACCGAAACCAAAGCATAGACCTGGTTCCTGGTTAAACACATCCCCAAACTTTATGAAAAAGATGGAGTATGTCACAGTTCCAGTGGTATACTTTGCTCTCAAATCGCTGCCATCACCAACACCATCATTCTCTTGAAGCAGATAATCAGTTGGTATCAAGGGTATCCCATCAAAGAACATTACCCTCTTACCAATCTCATTATAGCCAAAAGAGATTTGAGACATTGTGTGGTCTCCAGCGGTACCAGCAAATGCCCTCTCTTGGTAGGCTTCATTGATTCTCCGATGGATACATACTGGCAGGTAGATGATGTCAACACCATACTTCATGGCATCTATCACCGTGCGGAAATTATGTAGACTCAAAGCACCACCCTCGTCTATGTCAAGGTCAGTGCCAGTCTGTAGGGCTGCTAATGCATGTAATCCATCAAACTGTTTGGAACCACCATAGGTAATGTCATCATAGATAAGCTTATCACCTAGTCTCCGCTTCATCCCCTTCTTTGTCTCCCAAAGAGCTTGAGCCTCATAGTTATTGATGGTTCCATAGACATCAACTATGAAGTTATCCAACAATCGCTGGATGGCACTCCTCTTGAGAGACGTTTCCTGTAGGCTATATTCAACATTGGAAGTCCAACTCATCTTCTCACCAACATCCACATTAGATACACTGTCATCAAGAGTTATGGACTCACGATTCCACTTGATTGACTTTCCCTGTGCCAAAGCAACAGGTACTCTGTCTATCAGGTTTTCCCGTTTTATGTCCTCCTCAATAACGCCAGGAATCAGCTGTGATTGGGTAAGCTTCTGAGCTTCAGTTAAATTCTTCCAATGTCCAACAACTGCTCCCATAGTATTTCTCCTTTAATTTATTTTGCTCTTAAAGCTGCAATTTCCTCGGAACATTGTTCCAAAGGAGTTTGAGGTACTGGTGAGCCTTGACCACCGCCACCTAAATCTAATGGCGGAGGCTTCTTTATACCAGTAGCATTAAAGGTTTCAAGTATCATATCCAACTGTTCAACAGTTTTACCATTAAGGGTTTCCATTGGTGTTCCGAAGGCTTTGTTTATTATTTCCTTCTTTTGGTCTGTCAACCTTGTATTAAGGTCGGCAACTGTAGCTTTATTAGCTTCCAGCTCTGTTGTTAGTTGGGTTACTTGTTCCTTTGTAGCCTGTCCCTCCTTGAGTTGTTCCTCCAACTGCACTTTGGCAGCCTGCGTTTGGATGAGGTTATTATGAGCTTGCTCTTGAGCTTGGGTAAGCTCTGTTACCTGGTCTTTCAGCCCTTTTATCTCTTCCTCCGCCTTTGTCTTATAGGTTAGCAAATCTCGCTCTGGAACCATCTTGGCAATAGGTGCAGTAGGGTCACCAACTGGTGGAGTATGATTTGCATCACCTTGACCTGGGTTCTCTTGGGACATTATACACCTCCTATATTATAAGTATATCACACTAGAGTTATTATGTCAAGTAGTTTTCATTATGTAAACTAATATATTTAATTACATATTATATTAAGATATTAAGTTATAATAAAATATACATTATTGGTAGAGGCTATAACCTCTGTCAACTAGCTGGTTATACATTTCCTCTGCTTCTGGAGTTAGTAGTGTAGATGTTCTTCCCCAATATAGGAGTTGAGCATCTAACATTGGCATCACCATGCGGAGTTTCTTTCTAGCATCGGCTACCCTGCTACGATACTGGGATATTAACTGTAGTCCACCTGTAGTGGTATAACCTTCAATCTCCTTGGCTCGTAGTGGGTTTATATCTTTAATTAGATAATACTCATCTATTAATTCCTGCTCTTCTTCGGAGAATTCTCCTTTGATTACATTAGCTGTGTTCCAGTATGGAGCCATATATTCCTTAGTAGCTTCTCTATACATTAACCAGCCAGGAGTTCTATTGCGGTTCATGTAAGTTTCCCAATCAGCTTTTAGGTCTGGTGGCATAATACTCTCAATAGCATCAAGGGTAGCAAAGTATATTGACCAATCAGTGTAAAGTCGGTTAGTCTCTGGGTCAATTATTTCTTTAGGAGATAGCTCATACCACATAGCCAGCATTTCATCAAAGGTAGACATGGTTAGATTAACACCTCGTTCATTATAAAATACTGACCGTTCCTCTAGTGTTACTGGAACAATCCTAAACTTTGTCTTTGCATTAGGATTCATACTCCATGTGCCTGTAGCTGGGTCATAAGTATCACCTCTAAGGTCATGGATATAGCTAGCATTATCAGCCATGATTGACCTAACTCTATCTACATATTCTTCTTTAGAAATCCAACCACCTTCACCAGAAAATGCTTGAGCTTCAAGTTCCTTCAACCTCTCCATGTTATCATCATTATGTTGGCGAACCAATCCCCAAAACTCTGATAGGATTAGATTTACTTCCTGCTCATGGCTTGGTCTTAGTGGTGCTGTAACTCTAGGACTAATCCATCGCTTGTATTCCATTGCTTCCTCTATTTGCATCATATCTAGTTGGGATAGTCCACCAACTACATCACCTACTGACTGACCACGCCTACGAAGTTTGGTTTGCATATCAACTGGTATGCCAGTTATCTCAGCAATGTATTCACCAAACATTTCATAAGCTTCTGTTCTGTCCTCATGGCGAAGTCTGTAGATACCACCATGTTCCATAAGTGGTGCAACAGAAGCTACTTTCCTTCTAGCACCAGCCCATAACTTTTCTTCCTCTGGAGTTAGTTCATCATGCCTTTGCATCTTTTCCCAAACTGATACACCTGTAATTCCTCTACGAACTTGGTCATCACTAGCCATGTGAGTAGCTTGGGTTATATGCATATATTGTCGGAAGTAGTCTGGGAATAGCTTATCCTGTAGTAGAATAGCTGCCTTTGAATCTGGATGAGCCATAACAAATATATCTAATGGAGTCCTAGCTATTGCTGGTAACAGTTGTCCACGCTGTGCTTCTCTACCTCCAAGTGTTGATACTGGAAGACTCCAAAAGATGTTTGGAAAGAATCCCCATCTTTGGGCATAATCAAATGCTTCCAGTAGCTCTGGGAAAGCATTGTCATAGTATTCTGGATAATCCCTACGCATCAAGGTTGATATGCCACCTTTGAATACCGTGCCTCTGAGAACATTAACATCCAGTGATGTACCTGGCATATGAATATAACCATAGTCAGAGTTGTCCATATATTTACCCCATGTATTAAGGACACCTGGATGAGTAGCAAAATGACGAGGTAGCCAGAACCATCTTTGGGATTCATATGTCCAATATGGGAATACAGATTTAGCACCAGCATCCAAAGCATTCATGTTGGAATAATCAGTAAAGTCTTGATGGTAGGATATCATGGCTTTGTCCATAGCCTCTTGCTTTGTTTTCCACCAGTCAGCTGAACCTTCACCTGCTCTTACTGCTGGAGGTTTAGTTGGAGGCTTTTTTATGGATGACTCTATAGTTTTCAACTTTGATGCTACAACCTTCATATCTCTATCAAGGATACCATTCATCAATTTCTTTATATTTTTAGTTAAACCAGTAGTTTCAGGTATGGATTTGATTTGGGATTTTATATCAGAAATCATTGACACTTCTGACCCAGTTAATGGTCTAGTCCAATCAAAGTCTGTCAATGAACCTTTTATGGCATTAAATTTCTCCATGAAATAACCAGCATCTGACACTTCCTTACCCATTTCACGGAGCATATCACCAGCGTTCTCCAATTTCCTAGCTACCATACGAGCAGCAACAGATTTCTCCTCAGTCATCCTAAGGATATTATACTCAAGGTTAGCATCCCAGAAATCTCTAGCTGGTATATCTGGTGGATGCTCTATTCCCATAGTTCTACCTTCTAGTTTGGCTGGTTTGTAAATATCCAACTTCTCAAGGTTAGTAGCAAATTCATCTGCGTAGGATTGTAGGATATTAACAGTATCATGGTTAATTGAACCATTTATTCTGATGGATTCCAAATCACTCATAAGACTGTCCAGTTGACCTAGCTTTGCTGTAAGTTCATCATGGATAAGTGGGTCTGAGCGTAGTCCATACACTACTTGGTCATATACATCAGATATAGCATCATCGGTGAACCCTAATGCTTCTCTGGTAGTTCCAGCCCTTCTAGCCATAGCCTCTGCTTCTACTATTGTGGATTTTACAAAGTATGGTTTACGCATCATGGTCTGGGAATTCATTATAGCATATGCTAGGTTATCCCCTGTGCCATAGTGGAGTGCTGCTACATCAGCAGGAGTTAGTTTTCTACCAGCAGCATTTAGTATTGGTTGTTGAACAGACCTCTCACCTATAGTAACACTTAGTCCTTTAGCTGCTGCTTTCTGTAAACCAAACAATTCTGGGTCAGTTATCTCAAAGTGGTGTTTCCAAATTGCATCCATGGCATCATACCATTTAGTTGAACCTGGTCTCACACCTTCTGCTAGTAGTTCTTGACTTTTAGCCATAGCTTTTAGTCTGGTATTGGTAATACCTTCAACCCTAGCCATATATACTGCTAGGTTTTTCTCTAATTCCTGAGCTTGTCTAGCTTCCATAACACCCATGTTTTCATGGATAAAGTCTAATAGCCTTTTAGCTTGAGTCTCACCTTCATCTAGGAATGGTGCTATACGCTTATAACCTTCTGAATAGATTTCCGCCCTAGCTTTTCTACTACCTGCTTTAGCACCTTTACGCTGTAATCCAGTAAATAGACCAGATATAACCTCTGGTAGGTCTGTAGATACATTCTCAAGGAATTGGGCATAGTGCATGAGAGTATCAATATCCTGAACCTTGTCAATGTTTCCTATAGCATCATCAACAAACTTCCTCATAAACTTAGCTCTGTTCTCTGGAGTTTCTATTAGCTTATTGAATAAAGTATCTTCCATATCAGAACCAAATTTTCCAATATCATCCCATAGTCTACCACTAAATGCTGCTTCCCTAGCATAGTCGGTAATTTCACTGAGGTCTGGATACTTCATACAAGCTTCATTAACCTCTGCTGTTTTTATATTCCTAACAGAGAAGTCTTTTGGATAGTTTCTAGCTGTGGATGGACCAACCAATCCTCTATCTTCAATACCTTTGATAAAAGCCTTTTTGGTTTTATTTGGTAAACCTACAATGCCATCAAGACTACTAGGTGGAGGCAAGGCTTCATGGATACCTTTCATAGCATCTGGAGCTACATCATTCAGGTTTTCAATAAATTTGGTCATAGTATATCCAGAACGCTGCATGCCTCCTGCCCACTGTGAGGCACGAATTGGGAAATACAAAGCTTCATGGACAGCTTTACCTTTCTGACCTGGTAGCCAACCAAGCATGATAATTTTCTCTAGTGCTGGTTTACCTATATCTTCCTCAAGTTCCTTTAGCAATGCTGCTTCTGATATTTCACCAATACCAAATTCAGCACCAGGTCTAGTTAGTTTATTCTTTAGAATGGTTTTATAACTCTCCTTGGCTAGATAAGCACCTCTTAGCATGTCCTTGTCAAACATCAAACCAGTTGCTACAACTTCCAATCTAGCTGGAGTATTCTTACCATAGATAAAGCCTCCTCTACCAGATAGAGTTCGGTATATCTCTTCAAACCAATTCCAAGGTGCATAGGAACCAGTAATTAGATATGCTCTGGCAAATGGCATAATCAGTTGTTTGTCTATCCAATTAGTCCATATCTTTGTGGTAAGTGGGTCAATTACATTATTCATAACAGCAGCATGGAAGCCACCATGTAATCTACTGAGGTATACACCTTCCTTAGCTTCCCTAAGTATGTTCAATTCAGTTAGTTTACCAGCTTCTCTTATTGATTCAGCAATAGGTAACTGTGATATTTCTCTAGCCTTGGATATCGCCTTGTCATAGCTTTCCTTTATAAATTTCTGCACAACCTTCATCCTTGCTTCAGTATCAGTTACTTCAAAGACTTCTCTAAGGATTTTCTGTGCAGCTACTTCCATGTTATACACTTGGTATTTACTACCTTTAATTTTAGCATGTTCAATAATATGGTTAAAATTGGATATCATGCCCTGAGTAATGTCCTCCGCTTGAAGCTTTGAACCTACTCTTGAAGCCAGTGTTAGCAAATCATCATGGGTAAGTGGAGTTCTCTGCACATATTCCCAACCAAGAATAGCTAGGTCATCTGTTGCATCAGGATGAGCTAATACATGGTTTATCGCTTCTTTATTTAACTCAACAAAATCATCAAGGGTTATTTGGCTTGCAACTTTACCAGGTTTAACTAGCTTACAATGGATTGCTGATATTTTAGTAGTTGTATCAGTCCCAGCAAAGGTAGCTCTCTGTCCAGCAGTTTTAGGAAATGTTTTCACCCAACCTTTTACTGCTGTAAATGGTGCTTCTGCAACTGTGATAAATCCTCGTTCAAATGCACCAAGTCCACCCATAACTCTACCAATAAATGGGATTCCTTTAGTAGCTTTTGCAGCTTTAATAAATAAGCCAAATCCAAGATATGTTACTGGGTCAAGGACAACCTCTAAACCCATCTTACTCCATTCACTGTGCTCCCAATCCTGCCATGCTTTACTATGTGCCATCCAGAAGCCCATACCAGCTTCCCTATTCTGTTCATATAACCTGTCCAACTCTGAGATTATTGCTTCCTCTTCCTTTCTCACATCAGCATTAACAAATGGTCTTGGAAAAATTTGTCCAATCTTGGATGCATACCTTACAGCTATAGCAGTTTCTGGATAGTTCCAATAAGTCCAGTATGGTTGCATAGCTTCCATAGCAGCTAAAGCTGGTTGGCTAAAGAATAATTTTACCCTATCACCAATAGGCATAGCTGGCATTTCAGGAGTCTCTAATCCCATTCTATAGCGTCTGATTTGCTCCCTACTGGCTTCATACTCCTCCATCATGGTAGCCCAATCAGTGGTTTGTTCTTCTATTGCAGCTAATTCCTCATCAGTCAAACCTTTCTCATCTTTTAGATATTTAGTCAACTCTCCTTCAGTCAAATTTTCAGGAAGCTCAGGAGTAGGTATTTCCTTTTTAAGCCATTTAATCATTTCCTCAACTGTGGTTAGATGAACTCCCTTGAATCTAGGTCTAGTTTCTAAAGGACTGGTTATGAATTCTTTAGCTGAATCATAATCTTCTGGAGTTAAATCTGTTGGTGCTGTTGGGGATAATATAGCTTCAACACGCATCCTAGCTTGCTCCAAATCAGCAGGGTCAGTGCTTGGTTCTGGAGGGTGCTGTTTAAGATAATCATCAAAACTGGTAATGTTAGCAGAAGCAAAATCATCTGGAGTAGCAGAATAAACATTTAGAAACCATGTAGCTTCCTCATACTTGGCAATTTGTTCTAATTCTGCTGGAGCTTCTTTTAAAATTTCCTTTTCAGCTTCCTCTGCTTCTGGTCCAGGTAAACCAGGAATCAGTGCTCCTTTAGTAGTATAATGCCTTGGATATTGAGAACGCATCAACCATGATATCACTTTCTGCAATGGAGATAATTCACTGGTTTCAAGCCATGGAGATTGTTTGGCTACTCTCTCCTGGCGAGATATCGGTTTTATGGTTTCCAGTATACCAAAAGCATCTGTAGCTTGTTTCTTCCATTTATTAAATGCTTCTTCAAACCCATTAGGCATTACTCACCTCCTTATACAGGTGGAGATTCCTCAGTAAATTCTTCTCTTGGTAAAACTTCTCTAACTTCACCAGGCATACCTGGCTGTGTTGGTTTTTGTGGTGCTCCTATAGCAGCTAACTGTGATTCCAAAGCATCAGCGGATTTGCTAAATAAATTAGCTGTAGCTATGTCACCAGCCTCCTTGGACATCTTAGCTTGTTCCCTATATGCCAATACCTGAGCTATAGTCTGTGCAACTTCACCCATCATAGCACCATCTCTATTTACCAGAGCTTGCTCTCTAATTGCATCCTTAACCTCTGGGAATATCATATCAGTTACTCTAGGGTAGCTAAGTTTGAATTGAGGATTAAGCATCCTAGCCACAGTAGCTCTTTGGACTGTATTACCAGGAATCTCAAGATTATGTTGTATGTTAAATTCCACATCACTTGGAATATTTGAAGGCATCTTGAATCCGTATGGTTTTAGATTTCTATTCCTCAATTCAGTTAACCAGAAGTTATCTATACCAGAAAGTAAAGTTCTGTAACCAAGACTATAAGGTGCAAGGACAGACAATGCTGCCGAGCTAATTTGGGATGCAAGATAACCAGACATTTGTTGCTGGATATTACCATGTAAAGTCCATGGAAACATGCCTCGCTGTATGCGGTTTGCATAGTCCATAAGAACTGTCCTTATCTCCACTGGTATAGGCACAGTTGGTAGAGGCATGACATCTTCCTCTGGTGTTCCTCTAAAGATAGCACCACGTTTGAATATACGCTCTGGACTAAGTATACCTTTAGCACTACGGGATTTCTCAAACCAGCGTGGATTGGATGAGTCCCTAATTAACTGCTGGATATAGCTTTGCATTTTGTTGTTATTGTTAAATTCCGCAGCGTTTACTGCTACTATAGATTCACCATAACTCTTTTGCCATGAATCACCACTAATTATCACACCATTGTCTGGTAAACCACTGACTGGTGATATCAATACTGGAATTATTTTAGAAAACTGCTCGGTAGCTGCAAGCTTGGATTTACTTCTTGCTAGTATATTCTCACCTATGCAAAGGGTATTAGTCACATCACCATCTTCATCTAGCTGGAATAAATTGCGTATAATGACATCTGATTTTGGAGCTACTGGAAATGATTGACCATATGCTTTTGCTTTCCTCATAGCAGCTATAGGTTTCAAAGGATATATATGAGCACAGGATTCCAAGCCATTCTCACCATACTCTGGAAAGACATTTGCTGGATGCCATATCTCTGCTCTTAACTCATTCTCACTTGCATTGACAAATACTGAATACCAACCAGTAGCAAGTATGAATTCTAATATCCTTCTTTGCCAGGATTGTTTACCTTTTCTAGCTTCTTCCTTCTCAATGTTCTTCCAACGCTTTTCAATATATTGCTCAAGATAGCTGGTATCAACCATCTCTGGTTCTTCTAATCCTTCAATATCTATCTTATGAGCTACTGTCCCAGTGATAAGTAGGTGAAGAGCTAAATTATAACCCGTTCTTGGGTCATTAGTTATAACACTCTCCATATCCTCCTGTGCAAGATTATTGGTCATCAGAAGTAAGTCGTACCAGACCTTGAATTGCTTGTTACGCTCTTTCCAATAATCCCTCAGTGAATCACATTTCTCAATACAATCCTTGATTTCCTTATTCATATTAAACCTCCCAATTTAAGTAGTCCTATGATTCCTCCTATAATCATAATGGTAATGAATATACAACCAGCTGGTCTCCCCATCATATAATGGTGCCATTCCTTTTTAAGAGGATTGTTATACTCTAATGGCATTGGCTTATGCTTACGGAAGTATGTTGCTCCTTCAGCAAAGCCTATCCACCAAGCATGCCATTCATCCCAAAATTCATCTGATAATTTCATTACCAATTCCATCCTGAACTGCCTACATAACCTCTAGCAACTGGTTTTGTATCCCTACAGATTAAAGCTATGCAAGCAGAATCATGTATATCATCTATACCAACTGATATAGCTTGGTCACCATTTAATCTAAGGTTACGGCATTGGCTGATAAATTCAATGTCATGGACTATCATATGATAAAGCATCCTAGACATGGTTGACATCATCAATTCTTTTGTCTTTGGACTGGTATACCAGCCTAATTCATTGCTTTCCCTACCACTAATAGCATCCCTACGGTAGTAAAGATTCGGGTATTCTTTCAGTAATGGTGCTAAAGCCATCCCATGTGAATTAGCTTCCCATGCTAGAGTAGCCCAATTATAATGTTTGCCAAGCTCCCAAGCAATCTCCTTGGTTTGTTCTGGAGTCCAAAGACCTGCTGCTCTGGCACAGTATTTTGGTATCTCTACACCATCAACTTCATCAGAGGTAAATACTGTTAATGCTGTTTGGCTAACCTTAGCTTGTCCAGGGTCAATACCTATAATGTACCATCTATCATTTTCTGGAGGATACCACACATCGGCATGGTTAAAATGGTCATTGGCTTGGTAGCAATTCTTAGCTTTATCATTCAACATATCAGGGTCATAATACATATCTCCAGTAGCCAAGAAACAATCCATATCATTTTCTGGATACTCCTGAGGAAATAGTCTACGTGTCTCACCAGACCTTCTCAAGCTTGCCATTTCAAACATCTTATACCTACGCCAGCGTATCTGGTCTAAACTCAGACCAAAGTTATTGACAAGATTAGCTTCCTCAAGATTCAATTTGAGCTTAACATCAAGACCAAGTCTAGCAACTACTTCCTTCTTATATAGTGGTAACTGCTCTATGGAGATTGAGTATTCAGGGTGGTCAAACCAGCGATAGAAATGATTGGTAAATATTGATAGGTTCTCGGCTGCTAATCTATACATTTCACAGAAAGCATTATCCTCACCATTTGGAGTTGATAATATATCTACTGTTCCACCAGGTGGAACACGCTCTATTGCTGGAACCAATATACGCTCTATGGCTCCTTGTTCCCAAAAGGCTAACTCATCACAGATAAGATGGTGGATGGTTTCTGCTCTCCCTGCCACAAATGACCTGGCAGAGGATATATACATGGAGCTATGAATAGAAGGAAAGGTTTTCTCATATGAGGATTGGTGATGCATCTGAGGAAAGCCAGGTATATTTAAGGATTTAACAGTGTTATAGAAGAATTGGGCTTTATCCAGTAATCGCTGGGTTATAAATTCCTCAAATGCAATGAGAACTGTATTAGTTCCTGGGTTGGTTACAGTATCAATCATCCTCTCAGCAAGGATTAGTGATGACATACCTACCTGTGCTGGTTTGAGGTATATGTCTCTACCAGTTTGGGTAGCAATGACATCATTCTGTATTGGGTTTAGAAGATACTGAACCCTATTACGAGACTTATCCTCAATGACAAGGAGAGTTTCTATAAACTTCTTCTTATCCTTGATAAGGGAAGCAAATACTTCGGTTTGTGCAGACATTATTTTGCCTTGTATGGCTTGCCTATTGGTCCTTTGCCTTTGCCACGACCTAAACCTCTGCCTTTGCCTTGACTACGAATTTTACTGCCTGGACATGGTTTTGTCATTTACTTACTCCTTATCTTTCTTAGGGTTAGTGCCAGTCTAGCTCTCCTACCTAATGTGCCTTTGGCTTTGGCTGCTCTACGTAATTTGGATACTGGGATAGTCTTACCTTTCGGCACACCAAGCTGTTTGTGGAGTGCACCTGGATGTTTGATGGCTGACTGAATCCACTTCTTTGCCATATACACCTCCTATGCTATCCTATGTATATCCATCCACGTATTATATGTGCCAGTAACAATATTCTCATTACCACCACATTTATGCCATACCATTGCTTCCAACTCATCATCAGCTTCCAAATGTAGTATTCTGCCACAAAATGGTTGTGCTACATCGGTTAATGAGCAATGTGTATATGCAATAGCTACCCAAGAACCGTTTACCTTAAATCCAGGTCTCACAAGCTTATCAGCCGTTGGATTTTGGAATCTAACCTGATGTAATACTATATAATCACCCTCTGCTGGTGCAACAAACACACAATGGTATAACTTGTATGATTCACCATTAGCCATAATGTTTGTATCCAATGTAAGTTCACCACTATCAACAAATGCTGTAACTATGGCATAGGTATTATCGGTAGTGTTCCATACCCATGCTCCCACATCACCAGCATCAAATCCACCATCAGCATCATGTAATTTATTGGCTTCAGTTGCATCAGCAGCACCAGAAACTACACGGTTATTCCAATCACTACCAGTATCATAATCCTCAGTGTCAAGCATAACCCTAGTATCTGTTTGGTTTGGTAGTACCTGAGTTGTATTTAGATATACATGGACTCTTTGTGAGAATCCTACTGGATTGTCATTATGATATTTCTTGGTAGCTGCATCCTGGTCAGAGGTTGGGTCAGTAACACTAGTTAGCTTATGTGAGTTCATGGAAATGTCTTGGTCAACAGTTCCTAGGTGGGTGTCCGTGTTTTGAGTATGTGCTTTACCTACAGCATCTTTTACCTGAGCAGCGGTTGAGGAATTGCCAGCACCATCGTCAACGGTCTCAGCTTTATCTACTATATCATCTTCATCGGTATCATAGACAGCTTTGGTCATATCTCCACCACCAGCACCAGATACAGAATCATCCACATACTTTTTGGTGGCAGGTTCATAATTGCCATCAGGAGTGAAAGCACCAGTATTTTCTCTATAGAGATACCTAGCATCACCTCTAGCATTAGTATGGTAATTAGAATGGTCATCATCAGATAAACCAGCCAATGCACCATGGTCTACTTGTTCTGCACCCCACAGACCAGTAGCAGCATCATAGACCAAGACATAATCATCGGTCAGAGCCAGGTTCACATCCCTTAGCATATGTAAGGTATCTGGTGTCTTTATCATACCTTGGTATACCTCCCACTATAACCTATTGGATGAGCTTCTCCACCAACATTCTTAACCCTGATATAGTTAGTATATGTTAGGTCAAATCCAAAACGGGAGTAGATACCAGCACCAGTGGTAGAATCAAAGTCTACCTCATTGGTGCCATCATAGAAGGAGATTTCTACATCATCCTCAAAGTAGATATTGTTGACTACTACTTCCTCATCCTCACCAGGTCTTATGGTTAGGTAGGCATTGTTCTCAACAGATTGTATATCAGAGAATACGTCACCTATTGCTGCCATTTTTCTCCTTTTCTTCCTTATCGGCTAGACAAATATCACATACGCTTTGACCACAGCATGTTGGTCTACCACATATTACACACCTTGCCACTATTTTAATCCTAACTTTGCCTTGCCTTTCCTCAATCCACTATAGGTATAAGCTTTCTGCCCAAAGGCTGCTATTCTGGTGTGATGTGCTCTAGCTCTGAATGTAGTTTGCACAGGTTTCTTCAGGGCAACACCTTTACGAGTTACCTTTACCCTCACATGCTGGATTACATTCCTTCTGAAACTTGGTTTTCTTGGTGCTGTCATTGTCCACCTCCTATTCAGATGGTTTACCTTTTCTTATTCCTCGCTCTATGAGTAGTCCACTTATTATAGGAATAGCAAATGCAAGGAACCAAGTAGGTGCAGAATCAAATATCGCAAGAACACAAATAGTAAAGACCAACATTATTACTGATATTGGTCTATATATGGCTTTCAGTTTATCAACACTCATATCCTCTTCCTATACTTCATACCTCTTTTACCTACCCTCAACACTTGAGCTTTGAATAGGTTACGCCTACCTGCTACTTTTTGTCTTAGTGTGGCTCTTCTTCCCTTTGCCATTTAGTCCATCCAACTTACTTAGTATTATTGGGAATATAGTTTTACATTCACCTTCTAATGTTGCTAGGTGTATGCTAATCCCATCAACTTTGTTAACCAAACCTCCATTGCCTTCTTTACCATTCAGTGCTTCAGAGACATGTTCAACCTTTTGTTGAAGGCATCCATAAGCTTCTCCAGATTTACGATGCTGCCTTAACATGGTGACTATATTAACTACAAATAGTAGAGCTAAACCAACTACAGTTGCAATGTCAACTATGCTCATCCAACTTCGTTATAATCCTACCATCGTCACGCCTTCTTAACTCGGTATAGTGACAAATCCTACACTTATATAGAATTTCATACCTAGTCATTCTCACCCGTAGCATCTGGACTTGACACTTCGGACAAAGCATGAGGAGGAACTCCTTTACTTACTATCAATTCCTGACTCTCCTTTCTTATACTGAATATCAAATCAGTGAAATCAAATCCATCACTCTTAGACTCACCAATTATTTGTTGGATTACAGCAAATTGTTGCGGAGTGTAGAATTGTCTTAGCTTTAGGAGATATGCATGTTCCTTGTCATCAAGGGTTTCCCCATCAGTTACACTCTTGAGTAGAATATTGAAATCCTTTTGAAGGACTAGATGAAAGTTTCTAGTAAACTCAAGGTTGAGGAATTCGGAACTAAGCTGCTTCTTTAGCTCACTTATACCACTAAGGTCAAGTGCTTTGAACTCTGGGTCATTTTTACGCCAATTCCTGACACTGGATTCAGTAACACCAGCTAATCCAGCAGCTTCTCTAACACCGAATCCACAGACTCTGAAGGAGAGGTATTTGGATTTCCTTGAATCATCTGGAAAATATGGCAATATGGATTCTGCTACCTGCTCGGTTTTATCACTCATACTTACATTGTATCACATGCCTAGTATTATGTCAAGTAGCTTTGCCGAAACTTGACAATATATTTTAATAGTGTTATAATTAAATATAGATAGAAAGTAGAGGTAATAATGAATGTATGGATGACCTGGTGTAAAAGGACAGCTAAATGTAAGTATTGTGAAAAACCTATTGAGAAGGCAACACCTATGGTTAAATGTAGAACAGTAAAAGGTAAGGAGGTAAAATTAACACATTATATGTATTTCCATCCTCAATGTTGGGTAACTAATGGAATGAACTACTTAAATAATAATCCATACAATCCTGGTCTACGAGGTAGAAGAACACTACCACTATCACCAGAAGATTCCAGAGCTAGATATTTACTGCTAAGGAAGTATGCAGCATTGAAGCAAAGGTTAAACAACATAGTAACTAAATTCCCAGATAACTTAGAACCTACTCTTAGAATAGAGGAACAAATGCAACAGGTTATGATTGAAATAAGTTTAGTTGGAGGTATACCACCAAAATGGCTACTAAAATAAGTTGTAGAAAATCTCCTACCAAAGCACATTTTTGGATAGAAGATATATCCAAGCGTAAGGGTGGGTATGGATTATTTAAGTGTAAGCATTGCCATAAAACTGTATGGATGCCTATAACTTATGAATCCGCCAGAGGTAATGAAATACCTTAATAAGGAGAACATCTGTTCTATGAAGGTCATTGCTATCATACATCCTAAGATTCTCAAGTCCATGAAGAAGCTGGGTCTCTGCACTAAAGGTTTCATACCAGCCAAAAAACTGCCAGTGGATAATTTGCGAGAGGGAAACTAAATATCTCGACTATCTCATAATGCAATTAGCCGTACCTTTGCCGTATGCAAAGCTAAACTATCCACTAGATATTAGTTATTATTAGCTATGAGGTAGGCAAACGATTGCCGTATAGGAAATAGAACATACGTTCTGTAGCACATTAGTTCTAATACCAAGGCAAAAGAAAAGAGCAGCTAGCAACTAAACTGCTCTAATCTTTATCAAGTGTAGTGTCTAGTTAAGCTATTAGCTAACTGGCTTGAGAGTGCCATTAGCTATTGCAGCTTTCTTAACTGCTAGCTTAACCTGCCATTGTGCAGAACCACTTGTGGCTTGTTCAAGCTTCACTCTGTCCTCGGCTGTGGCAAACTTCTCAAAGACCTCGTGTAGCGTTAAGCCATATTCGTCTTTAGTTTTGCCAGCCCTGCCACCCGTGCCAGTGCCAGTTCTCTTAGTAGCTACTACTGCAAGTGCTACTCTAGCAGTATCGCTTTGTTCATCCGGCAGCTTGTAGCTAATCACAGTGCCTTTCACAGCTTCTACTTTAGCTGCTATATCTGGCACTATCTTGACTAGCTCGGCTGCTAGCTTAACATCGGCTACGCTAATCGAGAAATTAGCTTTGCCTAAGCTAGATGCTTTGATAGTCTTGGTTAGCTCTGTGGCTAATTCAGTTCTTTTGCCAGATAGGGCTTCGGCTTCGGCACGAGCTTTCTCGGCTTCAGCTTTAGCTATACTCTTTTGATGCTCAACTATGGCTTGACTAGCAAGCGTAATAGCTGCAACATCATTACTGGCTAAAGCTTTGCTAAGCTCCGATTTCAAGTCGTCAATAGTCTTGGGCTTAGGTGGTGTTGGCATTGATTGTTCACTCATTTTTGTTCCTCCCCTATGCTGTATTCAGAATAGACAGCTAATGGTTCCACACTAGCTTTGATTTGTCTATTCAGTTTTTAATGTGCTAGCCAGTGTTGCCACTCTCACTAGCTTATGATTCTATGGTAGCATTTAGCTATATGTATGTCAATAGTTAAGCATCATTTTGTTAGCTTTGAAGATAAAGAAAATTAGCAAAAACTGCAAAAAACCTAACATTATGTAAACTAGGAGTGTTATGTCAAATAGAACATTAGTGCTTTAGAACGCCTGTTCTATTGACAACGGCAATGCTTAGGATATATAATTAATTAATGACAAAACTCATAGGAGTCAGTAGAAAGGAGAAGTATGAATAGTGAAACAAGTGGTGGAACTGGCGAGTGTGGTGTATTTATCAAGAATAGGGAAACATACCACACAGAGATATTACCTGAGTCAATGCCAGACCTAGCAGAAGTAGCTTGTAGATACTTCAATGTAACTACACCAAGTTTTGAGGTCAGAAACCACAGCCGAAGATGTTGGGGAAAATACATCATAAAGACCAAGACTGTGGCTATCTATGAACCTATTAGAATGGGTGTTGTGCTACATGAGGTATGTCACCACATTAGGCATGAGGAATCACTGAGAACTGGCATTAAAGAACAAGGACATCACGACCATAGATTCAAGCAGATACTCCAAGAGGTATACAATCTATTTGATATTTAGGAAAGGAGGAAGCATGGACATTAAGCTAGAAGGCAAGAAGCTGACTATCCAGACTGAGGTTACTGAGGGCACAGTATCCAGCTCTGGAAAGTCAATGGTAGTCGCCACTACCAATGGCTTTGTTGGCGTTCCTGACAGTGACCTTAAGGTTAGCATAAATGTCATAAAACCAAGGCGTTAATTGGTTCACCCTGCTTACTAGCAAGGGTTAGTAGGTAGGGATGGGCTAATTAGCTCAAATAAAATAAGGAGGTATCCAATGGCAAAGATAGGGAATGAAGCAAAGCTTATCCTAACACTAGCTAAGGAACGAATGGCTAACAAGTATGATGACATTGACATCGGAAATAGCCGAGACTTCCTGTCAGGATATAAGCAATGCCTACAAGACTTCGTGGTAACACTTGACAATGTAGTATTGGAACTAGAATCCAAATAAGGAGGTGAATGGTGAAACCTGAGAAAGCAACAGCAGACCATATACTACTAGCACTTTGCTGCCTCATTGGTAAACAAGGCACTGACTGGGATTACCTTGAGGAACAAAGAGAACCATTATTATACCCATATATACTGAATATGAATTAAAAGGAGGTTAACATGGAAGAAATTGAAGGATTAAAGGAAACTCTATCCACACTTGATTCATTGGATGAATTTGCCAAGCAACATCCAGAAATTTGGGATGCTGTAAGTGATGGTGGACATTTTGTGTGTGAGATTCTAGCATCAATAACCAGTAATCATGTTGAATTGTTACCACTAGCAGAAAAATTGGTTTCACTCACTAAAGCATCCATTATATATGGCTACTGGCATTGCTATACTAACAAAAAACTCAACGGTAGATAGGAGGTGAAACATGGCTTATGAAGATGTTAAGATACTGCTACATGGAAGGAATAGGAAGAAATTCAGCAACAACACATACCTATACACTGATGAGGATTGGGATGGTTCCGAACAAATAGTAATGAAGCTTCATGAACATCCAATAGCTATCTTCACCAAGAATTATGTTGCCTTATCAGCTTGTAATTGGTATACTAATACAACCAAGGATAGGTTAAACGTAGCACTCCAGATAGCTAGAACTCCATTATGTGTATTCCAAAAACACTTTCGTTGGTATATTAGGAACCATGAACGAAATACCGACTACCTATTCTTTACTGGTATAAAGGTAAACTATGATGGAACAATTAGAATATGACCATAAGCTAGTTAATGACCTTAAAGAGGCAGGATTCTATCCAATTGGTGGATTCTACCACTACTGTCCTCTCTGTAATAGTGGCTTATATTGGTCAGGTAAGCATGACACCTTCGTATGTATCGGATGTGCTGCTGTCCTACCAATGGATAACATATTCTTATCAGAGCAACCTTGCATAATAGAGGAGGAAGAATGTTAGAGGAAATAGTAAGATACCTTGCTGGAGGTATTGGCATAGGCTGTCTAATCATGGGAATAATAGCTTATACCATTATCTGTAGAACATGGAATGGCAAAGGGAAAGGAGGTAAACATGGGTAAAGGTTACTCGGCTAGAGAAAAAGGCAAGTGGATTAAGGAACATAGGCAGGAAATAATTGAAAGCTATCTTAAGGATGGAGCTTCTGTAACCATCGGAAAGTTCAACATATCTAGCTACACCGTAGCCAAGATAGCTAGGGAGAGTGGTATCCTTGGTCGTAGTGGTACAGGTTTAAACTCTGATAATAAGGTTACTCCTGCAAGTATAGCTGATGCCATAATCAACAAGTGTATTGCTATGGATGTTGCTAAAGCAGCAGCGGAAACAGAGAACATAACCTTGCGTGGACAGGTAGTAACTCTGCAACAGGAGGTTGAAAAGTTAAAGCTGATTATTCAAAGTGCTGATACCAAGCGTAACATAGAATTCCAAGAAAAGCTATCCAGAGTAGTAGCTACATCAGGAGATTAAATAGCAAGGAGGTGATAATGCCAAGGAGACATAGGTTCACACCAGAAGAAAAAAGCAGTGGTGGCAAGACTGGTTTCCAAAAAGCTGTTGCGTCAGTCCAAGCTCGTCACAACCTCAGCTTTAGTGAAGCTGTCCAATGGGTGAAGAATAGAATCAGTGGTAAACCTAATAAAAATAAGGAGGAATAGAATGCAAATAATATATAAATCCCAAGAACAGGAAAGTATAGCCCTCGGTTTAGTATGTGCTGGCATTCCAATAAGGTTTCCAACTGGAGAAGAAATCTATATTAGAGTATCTATATACCGAAAGATAGTAGACCCTAAAGAAGTAATGATAGTAAACCTACGAAATGGATATGGCTATATATATCCATCAAGTAAAGAGGTTATTGTAGTCAGTGCTGAAGTCCATGTAAAGGAGGAATAGTGACAGAAGAACAGAAGGTTGAATACATTAAAGTTTCCAAAGAAGAACTGGACACTAGATGTGGAGAAATAGCTAAGTTTGTGGAGAACAACAAAGAGCTTTTCAATACTATACTCCATGAACCTCTCACTGAGGCAGTAATGTCCATTGCCATAGAGAGAACCATAATGGATACAGTGGTTAAAGGTGATGTAGAACTAGCATTGTCAATAGGATTCACATCCATCTTTATCTTTGGATTCAAGTATTGCCAGGAACTGCAAAGGTTAATAATAGATGATTGGAAAAAGGAGTGCATTAGTGAACAAGGTTAGATGTATTAATGGTAAAGAGATAACCGAATACATAACTGCCAAAGGTCGGAAACACTACTGTAATTCCAAGGAAACATGGATTCCTAGGAGAAAACTTGAGCGTAGTAGAAAGTGTAATAAGTTTGGAGAAAGGAGGTGAAAAATGGTTACACTAATATCCAGCACAAGTAGTGATGGTAAGCATAGGGTTTGTTGTGACATTTGTTATAATGCAAAAGGTCCAACCTGCACCTGTGTTTGCCAAGGTCTCAATCATGGAGTAGGCTTAGACCAAGCTATACAGAATACCAAAGAGCTTGGAGATGAGCTTATAACCCTATTGACTGAGGTTAAGGAGCAAGATGAGAGTAATCAAGAAAACAACCAGAGTTGAGGAACTAATAGATAGCTTAAAGGAAATGCCAAAAGATGCCTATGTATTCCTTTATCCAGGTGATTGGGTTGATAATCCAGGTATAATAATCAGAACTAATCCTGAAAGTGAAGGACTGATTTTGATTGAACTGGAGCATGATTAACCAGGGGCTTGACAAATGAATATAATAGGTGATATAATTAATTATGTCATATTTTTTGGTGGAACCTTAGCCATCTATTTAGCTGTATTATTCCTTGTGATAGGAGGATTCATACTGCTAATACAATGGTATAGAAGGAGAAATAAATGACAAAGTCCTTAAAACAGAAAGTCCTAGAGGAACGAGGTCTTATTGAACACAAACCTGCTAAAGGTAAGCACAAGAGATTGGTTACAATACCACCATCAAACTTGGATTATCTTAAAACACCTCAGATGAAATACCTTGAGCTAGTCCACAAGAAGCCTATAGAAACCCTATTGATGGAAGGTAGTCTAAGCATTGTAGCCAAGAAGCTAGACATAGATACCAGCACAGCTAGTAGATGGATAAAGAAACTTAAACTCCGCTATGATAAGGATAACTTACCTGTCTGTGAAGGTTGTGCTAGATTCCAAAGAATGTGTGAGCTAGGTATCTGTGCTATTCTAGCTGACCTTGATGATTGGGATTTAATCCTTATCAAACAAAAAGAATTGTTAGGAGGTGAGTAATGGGAGTGACTGAATCATTTAATCCACACATAGAGGACATGCTGGCACAATCCCTACATAGTAATTATGGTTTTATATTCATAGGTGTTGACCATGGTGACATGCATGGGGAAGATACTAAAGCCATGATTAGGGTTGCTAATATGACTACTGATGAGGTAGTAGCATCTATTCAAGCACTTATGGAAAGCTTGTTAGAAACTATGCATAAGATAACCCAGGAGCAAGATAGCCAGGATAACATAAATCTAAATTGAGGAGGATATATGAGATTATTAGAAGTAATGCTAACCCTTGATGAGGCTATGCATAACCTCAAAGACTATCCTAATAAGGACAAAGCACAAAGAGCTTTTGGATGGTTAGGTGCAATGTTAAATTATTATCCAGAAGATACAGTGCTTGTGTTGCATGTTGAGGTAGAGCCTAACTGGATGGAATTAAAAGAAAGCAGTAAAGAGGTTGAACATGAACATACTGATTAATCAGCCAGAGGTAGGTGGTAGAATGGTAGCTAAGAAGTTTATCCTTGACCTGATTGCCTATCATGGAGAACTTACCTGTAATTACATTTGTCATAGCTTGTTCAATGAACCAATCATGGGAGTAGGTGACATAGACAGTCAGGTTCCTTGGCTATTGACTAACCAGCTGCTCAAAGAAATGGAGAACATGGTATGGATACGAATGAATCC